TTTAAGGCTGCCGCTATCAATTACTCCGCCGTTTTCTTTTACAACATAATTGTACATACCGTTACCATGTTGATCACCAAAGGTTTGGTAAGGAGCAGTACTAATGGTAAATTCAGTATAGCGAGCATTTGTTGTGACCAGAGTTAGCGGAAAGCTAGCAAGTGGATCAAACACTTGCGCAGCTGTATTACTTAGTTGACTAAAAATGTCAAATGTAAAAGTTGCAGTGGTGTCAACATTAGGAACATTAATGCTAAAGTCCAGTGTTGTCCCAGTATATGAAATAATCTCTAGTGTCATATTGCAGCCATTTAGACTAAATATAAAAGCCAATGCATGTGTTTACACCGCCAGATTTATATATCGGCATGGAAATATATAAAAAAATAAGAAATGAAAATGAGATACGTTTATGCACTAATTAGCCATCATGGTCAAGTTGAGTATGTTGGAGAAACCAAAGACCTTAAGTGGAGACTTTATGACCACACCCAAAGGCCACGTGGCAAGTTTTATGGTAGAGAAGATCTACATCTTGTGGTCTTAAGTGAACATGAAAGCCGTGTAGATAGTTACCAAGCACAATGTAATTGGCAAGAAAACTTTGGTCTTCCAACTGATCATGGTAAACATGCAGCTGGCTTAGAAAAGGCCAGAAGGATTCTTAAAGACCTAGGATTTACTCCACTAAGGGGCAAAAGAAAAGGGACTCCCCTTAAGGAATCCCTTTAGTATATAGAGGGCGTCAGCCGATCTCTTAGGTGGATTACTCCACGATAGTTGAGGTAACTTCGTACATTGGGTACAACTCGGTTCCGCTAATGGTAATTTGATAACCATTTTGGTCGCCGTATGCAGTACCACTTACAGATGTACCAGCTGTCATATAAGCTCCACGCTCTAATCCAATCGACCAGTACTTACCGTTATTGTCTTTAGCGACAACAACCATGTTAGTGGCCTGACCCATAAGTAACAATTGGTTACGCTTAGTAGCTTCCATTTTGTTAAACACCATTGAAAGTGCTTGGTCATAGAAAAGAGTTCCATTAGTTTGGCTCACGGTGTGAGTTTCAGTAATAGAGCTAGTTTGACGAGGAACCTCAAACACAAAGAAATCACCTGGCACGAGTGGAGAACCACTAACTGTGATTGCAGTTACAACCCCAGCGCTCTCGGTAATACTTTCAACTGGTCCGTTAGCGATAAAGATTTTATCAATACCACCATTGGATTCATTACAGTCAAGTGTAAAACCTGCAGTTAAATTTGAACAAGCCATAGTTTTCTTATTTTATTTTATTGGTCAAAGACCGTTTGAGATTATGGTAAATCGTTAGTAGCGAATACGTTTACTTGGTGAACAGCTACACCTAATCTCCACTTGGCAGTGAACTTAACAACGTCAAATCCTTTGTCATAGTAGAATTGCATAACTGACATATCATCTTGTAAACCTGTACCTGCAACGATAAACTTAGCAGGACCTGCACATACATAGTCAGAACCTACAAGACCAGAAGACTTAACAACTTTACAGTTAGTTCCGATCAAGTCAATTCCATTTACTCCATCACCTTGGTTATAGTGGAAGTAGTTTTGTGCAACCAATGCTCTGCGAAGAGTCTGGTAGTTAGCAGGAGATACGATCATAATAAGATCATCTCTGTCCTTAACTGACTCATCAATTGCATCAAATAGATCCAATGCCTGGTCAACCGCGTTGTTCACAGTCCATGCAGCAGGAGCAACAGGTACGTTAGCACCAGTAGATGCAGTGATTTGAGCCTTGATACCATCACAAGTACCATCACCATTGATAAGGAAGTCTTCATTGTACTTACGTACGCGCTCTACATAGTAGTTAGCGATAACTTCTTCAAATGGTACAGTCTCTTGGAAAGCAGAAGGACTCATTCTTTGTGATAACCAGTATTGACGTAAGTCCTCTGGGCAAAGATCCATTTTAACTTGCTTGTCACGGATACAGATATCAACTTGAGAGAAGTTAACATCACCAGATGGGTTCCATCCACAGGCAAGGTCGTTTACGTTTAGGTCACCGTCCATTATGTTAATGGCAACGGTACCAGCGCTTAAACCTGCGCGAACATCAATTTCGTTTAACAACTCAGTGGTCAAAACAGCTTTGGCAATAAGGTCCAAAGACAGCTCGTCAGTATAAGTTGATAAAGCAGATAAATTAAAAGCCATAGTTTATACTTTTTTTTAGTTTAATTTTTGACCAGTTTTTCTTAATTCAACTAGTCTTTGGAAACGCATTTCAGCTTTTGATGAAACATCAGCAGCATCTGCCTTTAAGTTAGTTGTAATTTTCTTGCCTCCTGGTTGATCGGCAATTTTGTTAAAGCGACCTTCAAGGGTCGTCATTTCTTCTTTTACGCTAGCCATATCAGCAATGTAAGGTTTTAGGATTTCAGCGATAGCCAATAAGATTTCGTCTAAAGACATTTCAACTTCTTTTTTAACGATTTCCTCAACTTTTTCGCCCTCTGCCATTTTGTAGTCTTTCTTGGCTTCAACTGGAGCCTTTTCTTCTACAGAAACGATTTCGCCTCCTTCACCTACAGTAACGAGTAACCCTGTAGTAGTTTCATGGATTCCAGCCGGTGCAAATGGATCTTCAGATACTCCCTCGCCAGCACGTACGAAAAGAATAGCACCTGGGACGATTTCGCCTTCAGTGTAAACTTCTGTACCGTCAACAAGAGTAGCCTCAGCCATCTTTACTTCGGTTTCCTTAACCACTTCAGTAGTTTCAGCTAACATAAGTTTCAATTTCTTGATAACATCTGTAACTTTCATACGGTAAAAGGTTTTTTTGTTAGATGTGGATTAGTCCACGATAGTATATATTAAATCACTGGTGATTGACAAAAGTTGGGAATAGTGTAAGCTTAGAGTCTGGGTTAAGGTTCCAGATGTGTACACCCTTGTCTTCAGCTAACGTCTGAATGTGGAAAAAGTCAAGGTACCACTGCTCTCTGTACCAAAGTGGACTTTCTGTTCTACGTGTATAATGTGTATGCCAATTATTTTGGCCAGCAACTGGACCAAAGTCAAAACCTGCTAAGTGGATCTCGGCAAAGCCCAGTTGCATTGCAAGGTGAATAGCTAAGGCTCCGCTATTCTTTACTGGTACCTTTAGAATGTTGACATGCGGTGGATAACCTGATCTTATACTCCACTGTTGAGTCCCTTCAGGTATGTCCGCATTCCATTTTGTCCACCAAGAGCGATCAATCCACACGCCGTGCTCACACGGCCAATGTAGCATGCTCATATTTACGCCTATGAATGGTGGTTCTAGGTTAGGAGTTTTAGTTAATGACGGACCACCACCTAAAATGGTTACCTTCATTACTTTTCTTTAAGGAGAGTCCTTAGCTTTTTATTTTCCGTGGTGAGTTCATCAATCTTTTTCTCCATTTGCTCCATTTTACCATTTAGTAATTGGATCTCATCACGAAGATTATCAATAATAATCTTATAAAGGTTAACACTTGACTCAAGGTTGGTCAAGACTATATTATCTGTTTCTGCTGCACTTTTGCGGCGCCCTACGGCCCAACCTGCAATTCCTGTTAAGGCACTGCTTATAAACATCCAAAGGTTATCCATGTTATGCTACTATCTTTTGTATAAAGTCTCCTGTTACACTAAAGCCGTTTAGTTCACCGCTTTTAATCTTTTCCCAGGTTTCACGATTATTTATTTTGTAAGAAACCATCCAGGTTCCCTTAGGTAAGCCTGCATAACCTAATGCAGTTGCTTTATCCATTTCAGGGTTCTCAATGATCCAACTCTCTATGAGATTATTCTCCTCGGTTACCTGGTCATTGTGGTTTATGTCAGTTTGGTTTTGGTAGTGACGACGAATAAACTCTGCCGCTACCTTACCTACCGTTTCCTCTGTAAAGTAAACATGAAATAGGTTACCATTTTTATCACGACGTGGTATTAGCTGATTAGGTATCATTGCAGGACCAGTTACAATCTGCTGTTCATCGGCAGAGAAACGCCAAAAGTTATTAGCAGGCCCAGCCGTTTCACCTGCATCACCAGGAGCAGGACCGCGGTCAACTAGGATAAGCTGTCCGCTCGTGTTGCGGAATACAGCAAGTTCTTGCCAATAGTGTTTGCAATTTACTCCACCTTTGTAGTTCCATACTGAATAGGTAGCAGAGTTATGGCCCATACCTGGATTAAGTGCTGCGGTAGCAGCAGTGATCTGATTAATCTCTGCTCTTGTGTACAGTTTATTAAGGGTTAGCATTCCACGACAGAAAAACCTCTGTGCACGTGGACCCGCATATCGGTACTTTATTTCAGCTGGTGCATCTCGACGAATATCTGACCGACTTAGGATATCAAGCGCATTAATGCCTTCCAGAACCTCTCCAACAGTCATAAATTCGTCACGGTCTATTTCCAGGTAGATTGCCTCGGCTGGATTGTATTCTTCGCCTAACTTTTCTGCTTCAGCAAGAATAGCTTTTTCAAATTCTTCTTGAGTTACACTATTACCAATTACCTGCTCAACATAAGGTTGAAGATTACCGGTGTCCACCCCAAACTCATCCTTATGGTATAGGAATTGACTATCACTTGTATGTACCGCACCAGTCATTAGTCTACCATCAGGCCCCATATGTGTAGGTCCTTCGTATAGTTTACCATCTGCTGTGTAATGTGGTACACCCTGGGCAAAACCTTGTTCCCAATAAGAGTAACAGATTGCAGCTGCCTGATCATCTGGGTAACCTTCGCCCTTTAGGACAGGAATGCAACGAGAGATAAACTCGTCACGCGGTTCACCAGGACTGGGCTTTACAAATTGCTCTTGGCTAAATGCCATCCAGTTAATGCCAATTGCTGGCATATCTACCAGTGACATAATGCTAACACCTAGGTCTTCTAGGGGTAGGTTTTCAAAGTCTATTACTAATTCTATTATCTTATTCATGTTATAGGCTTGCTAAGTTTTCAATTTTACGTGTAGCCTCCTGCTGACTTGTAATTTCACTGTCCACTACATAGGCACGTACAATGGTACTTTGTGTACCGGTTTGTTGTGCTTGGACTTCTCCTGGAGCAGTGGCACCTGCGGTGTTACCTGCAATTGCTGCTTGTGGATTAAATGAAGGAACTGGTGCAGGTGTAGGAGGTCCGCCAGCAACTGGGTTACTACCACCGCCTGTGTCAGGTGTAGGTGTAGCAATAATCTTGGCCACATTGGCAATACCTGCTGCCACAGCAATACCTGCAGCAATTGCAGCACGGACTGGGCTAGTAGGATCACCAGGTATAAGTTGAGATGTGTATGCCTTTTGAGCAGCAACATAGGTATCTATTGTGGTTTGTGCAATGGCAGCAGCTTTACCTACCGCACTACCTTCGCCTACAATTGATGCAATAGCACCAAAGGCCTGACTAGCCACATCAAGGTTAGCCTCTGCAACCTGTTCATTAAGGCTCTTTTTGTAGTCAGCCTCCTCTTTGGCCAGTTTCTTAGCCCTTTTGGAGTAACTTGCATTTACCTTTGCAATCTCTTCTGCGGTTGCACCAGCCAGTTTGAGTTCATCTTCGGCCAGTTGGCGCTGTATCTCTAGTTCTTCTTGTGCACGTAGGAATGTATCATCAATACTCTCCAGTCTTGCCTGTTGTATAGCATCATCAATGATCTTACGGTTATCTAGGAGCTTCTGTGCTTCCTCTTTAGCCTTTTCTTCGCGTTCCTTTGCAAATTGGTCTAGGGTTTCCTGCTTCTTTTGTTCGTAACGTAGGTCAAACTCAGCAAGGAGTTCGGCACTAGCCTTTTTATCCTCAAGTTCTTTTCTTGCGCGTTTACGCTCAATCTCTAATAGTGCAAGAGCTTCTGCCTCGGCATCAACAATGTTTTCTGCACGTAGGTCTTCTAGGGTTGCATTTAGTTCTGCTTGTAAAGCGGCGGCTTCAGCTGCAGCTTCTTTAGCCTTGGCTGCAGCGTCATCGCGGGCCTTTTGCGCCTCTGCTTTACCCTGGTTAATATAACCGTCACGTTGGTTTTTAAGTGCACGTAACTGCTTCTCAGTCTCTGCTACTGTCTTATCACCTTCTTCTTTTGTAGATTCTGGATCAAAGATAAGACTAGCGGCTGACTCAAGGCCATCCATAAATCCACCTGCCAAGTCAGTTGCCTTTTCAATTACGCCAACTTTTTCTAGGCCTAGTGTTAAGGCATCAACCGCTTTAAGTAGGATTAGGATAGGTGAACTTAAGAATGCAAGTATACCTGTTGTAATTTCCTGGTTACGTTTGGCAGCAGCTTCTTGTGCTTTGGCTACTGCTTTTTGTTGCTCAAGTTGCGCCTCAGTAGCAGCAATAACTTCATTTGTTTGTTGGATCTTAAGGTCACGGATTTCCGTTTCGCTCATCCCTTGTACCTTAAGGCTTTCTTCACTACCAAGTGTAGCATCAAGATTGGCCTGGTTTGCAGCAACAGTGGCTTCAGTATCAGCAAGAAGTTTCTTTTGACTAGAGCTTACTCCACTTACCAGTCCTACAATGTCTTCCCAATAGGCTACAAGTAAACCTACACCTACAATGACTGCACCAATACCGGTTGCAATCAGGGCTTTACCCATGGCACTTGCACCTTGTACACCGGCTTTAAAGCTCTGTATGAAGTACTTACCCATATCGGTAATACCTTTACCAACCTGTACAAATTGATTTGCTAGGCCACCAGTGGCTTCATCTAGGACATCAATAGCACCTTGACCTGCTTCACCAGCACTAACAGCAGCCTGACCCATATCATCTGCAGCTTTAGCAACGCCTTCCACTTTTGATGCAGTCTGCGTTGCCTGCTTATCAACACCTTTAAGGGCAGCCTGCAGTTCTTCAACGGATCCTACACTTTGTTGTATTCCGTCTACTTCAAATGTTATCTTTACTACTTTATTCTCAGCCATTACTATCTAAAATATATTTTGGTGACCCGGTGTCAGTTACTGTACAGGTAATTCCTGGATCGGTGGATTACTTTCACAAACCTGACAATCTGGGTAGGTAAGTATAATGTTTACTAGCGGAGGTGTAACCGTTTGAGCAATCACTTCCCAGCAACCGTCTAGTGCATCAAGGCGTACTACCATACCTGGTGTTAAGGTAAAGGGATATTCGCCCACTGTTGTAGCATAAGGAGGTAGGCATTGCTGTAGGTCATAATAGAGTTCCACAGGATTTATGTCAGAGCAATCCATACAGTTATCATATACATTGGCAGCGATCACAGTAGGACTTCCACCTACAGGATTGATGACTTCCCAGCAACCTGGAATGGTTACAAGGGTAATTGCTTGGCCTGGTACTAGCGGAGAGGCGCTCTGTACTATTTCAAAGTTACCAGGAGCAGCACAATTCTCAACTGTATAGTAATAGTTAACTGGTCCACCACCTACACAACCTGCACAATTGATATAAACGGTTGCAATGGTATCAGTAGGAACCTGAAAACTAGTACCCATAATACGCCAACATCCAGGTAATGCGGTAAGTCCTACAGTATCACCTATATTAAGCGGTGCGGTAGTACTTACGGTTATTTGTGGAGCCTGTGTAATGGGACATGTATCGGTGTACTGCTCTACAAAGTAAATGTAGTCAGAGGGTGCACCACCAGTACAGGTAGGACAATCTAGGTATTCTTGTTGAAAGACCTCGGTCCAAATTGTACTTGCACTAGGTCCTAACACAACCCAACAATCATTCTTACCTTGTACACGAATGTAGTCACCAGCCTGAAGAGGTACACTACTCTGCATAACCACAGGCGGAAGGGAAACGGTTATGCAATTGGTTTGAGCTATTTCATAATAGCTATAACTTGCAGGTGGCGGTCCTACAGGAGCTGGTACATAGTCAAGAAGTTTAATTAGTTGTACCTTAACTGGCTCCTTACTACCTATAGGTGCATCTATAATCTTTTCAGGTATATAGTAAACACCGTCTATAAAGATAACATCATCAAAGGAGAATTCCTGTAGATCAACTGAGTTAAGAACTATATGACATGTTACACGACGTGCAAATTTATTGTAGAGTGAGCCTATGTAATTACTCCAATACCGCTCAAATAGGCTCTGTCCTGCCAATCCATTATAACCTGCTACAGCGGTACCATAATAGGCAAACCACCTGTCCCAGTTAATGTTAAGACCATTGGTAAGCGGACCACCTGGAGTACCACCTTCTTGGTAACTTACCTGTGGATAGTTTAACTGTGGAAATGTAGTTACACCATCGGTCATATACCAGGTATGTCCTGGTACTGGCTGCAGTCCATTATAGAAAAGAATTCGTGTAACTGGCTTAATAGGTAAGTGTACAGTTTGGCCACCTTCAGTATCGTGGGTATGTGGTTGCGGAATGATCCATGAACTTGTATTAGCTTCTCCCTCTACTTGAATTGTAGGAGTAGGAGCAAAGCCTACTGTTACCTCGCGGCTATCAGCAAGCAGTTCATTACCGCTATCAAAGATTAACTCACCATACACCTGCTTATAGGCATCCTGGTTGTACTTGTTAAGCCAGTCTTCGTCTTCGCTAAACTTAAACACAATCTCATCGGTTTGAGTAAAGAAAAGTGGTTCAATTTGAAAGTCTTTGGTTCTGTCAACCTTAGAACTCCAATCATATACCTGACCACTGGCTATATAACTAATCCAAGGTTCAATGATAAAGTTATTTGGATTGTCTTTATCAGGAGCCATTACACAGCGGAAGAGTTTAAGTAGATCACGGAGAAAGTCTAACTGCTTATATTCGCAGTCAAGTAGGAATGAAGGATCTATTTGTCCAGGTGCACCATTACATGTAAAACTTGCATCAGTAATAGAGCTACCAAAAGCCGTGTTTGCACTCCACTGTACGTACATTTGTACATAATCACCAGGGGCAAGAATTGCTGTGTACAGTGCAGTACCTACTCCGTTAGTAACACAAACACCTTGTTGTACTAAGGCACCGTTAACATAAATACTTACACAACCAAAGGCTGGTCCTGTAAAAGGATTGGCCACTGCATTTACCAGTCCAGTTGCAGTAAAGGCATATGTACCAGCTATAGGAGCTTCATAAGCAAATGCTGGTGCAGGAAACGGAGAAGGATTAAAGTTATTATTGGGATCATACACTTCGTTATAGACAGGTACCTGCATAAACTGCGTACCTGTGTAACCATAGACCCCAGGAAAAGTAACTTGGCAAAGATTTGCTGTTTGATCCGTTTGTGCATAAATGCTACTATCGTTGCCCCAAGCCGATACGTACATTTTCTTAAAGAATAGACTAGAGAAAAATGAGCTACTATATGTATAGGGTGTCTGCGCAAAGATCATATCAATAACAGCCTTAGCACGAATCATTGGCTTAAATCGCTCAGGTGTTAGCGGATGGCTATTTTGTGTAAAGCGGTTTGTACCTATAGTACGCATTTGACTCTCCTGTGCAACTCCACTACCATTGTAGGTATTACCATGATCCACTAAGGGATAAAGTATATCACCAGCAAATAAGCCACCTATTCCACTGGGTCCTTGTGGAAATGCCTGCCAACTCTGGACAATACTAGTGTAATTAAGGATATGAGAGTAACCGCTACCGTCTAGTTGACAGAGGGTCTTTTCACCAATTAGGGATGAGAAATCACGGGTCTCTCCTAGGAACAGGAGTTCATAATCAATCCTGTCCTGCTCCCCATTAACATAAATGTTTTGTAAGCGGATATGACCAGCACGGAAAAACGCACCGCCTACCTCAATCTCTGCAGGTACCTTAACCGTTACATCATAGTCAATACCTTCAATAAGAAAAGCATTGGCAAAGAATTCGTTATTCCTAGTAGTAGAGGGTACACGAAAGACACGAGAGAATGTACTCTTTGCATCTGTACTTGTAATATCCTCAATACTAAAGTTTAGTTTTACCGGTTCGGTATCATAGAGATCAACATAGTAGGGTGTACCGCTTTGATCATATACTCTTAAATTAACCATTATCCTCGTTGACTTTTTAGATTGTATGCAGTCTTAAATTGGAGTTCATATTGGAACATCTTATCCTTACGAACAGTCTTCTCTACATAACTAGTGTTAAGTAGAGTAACACTAACAAATCCGTTACCCAAGTTTGCGCGAACGTCTGGGCTAATAAAAAGATTCTCAAGATAAGCTGCTTCATAATCGGATAACCAATTTGTTCTTACAGTATATTTATTCGTTAGCTGTTGAGAGAAAGTCCTGTACCCACGTGCACCAGCCAAGGGATTAACTGTTGCACCGTTATAGTCAATAGAGCTTTGTAAGTAGTCATTGCGCTGAATTCCTATCTCACGATCATGGCGTTTAGCAAATGTCCAGTAGTCACGGAACCCAAATGAGTTCATCCAACTTAGCTGAATAGGTTCAAAGTCATTACACTCACCAGGAGTAATTCTCACTAGGAGCGGAGTAAACACAGGATCATCGGCAATACCACCTGTAGGTCCACTTCCAGCATTCCACAA